GTCATAACAAATTTCCACTGTTTCATGCCTCTAGATTTATGCCAACCTAGGCAAAAATCAACGGCTTCTTTAATTGACTTTGGTCCAATCATGTCTAAATATTTGCAATAGTCTTCAATAAATCGCTCTGCGTAGTTATCAAAGTAATATTGCATCGCCAGTCTATATTTAGACGGATCTCCGTTCTTTAAAGACGGAGGTTGGTTACCTTTAGACGTTACCATTGGTTTTCTAGTTTTGCAGATATAGTATTTCATCGAATCAAAAATTTCTCGCTCATCAGAATACTCTTCTGCTATCTCGCAAAGCTTTTGTACGTGACTATTTCTATATCCATGGTCTTCTTCAAAAGAGGCGCCAGAGCCGGTAAATCTGTGAAACAAGTGGATGAAACGTGTTAGTTTCTTGTTACTGGTTTTGGTGAACACCGGAAGTCTAGCCTTGCTACTAGGACTTCTTTTTCCGTGGATGTCTTCTAAGACATTTGAGAAACCAGCTTGGCGCCTTTCTACGCAGTTGTAAATTCCGACCGACTGCATAAGTGGGTCATTTACATCTACTTCTGATTTTATAAACTGTTCGTTTTTATTTTGTAATCGTCTAGCTTTAATATAATACGCTAAAAAATCGTCAAAAAATGGTGTAGTATTGATCATTACGGTTCTCCAAATATTTTATGTCTTTTGTTGGAACTTTTAGGCATCTTTTACGTCCTTCAAGTTATGAGGTCCTGCCACATTCCAAAACATTACTACTTTATCTGGATTTTGCTCTTTGTATCTTTTGGCGTATATCCACGCTTTAGCGTCGTACGTATCAATACACGGAAACGGAGGTTCAAGTCCTTTGCGCACTGGAGCGTTGAAAGGTTGATCGTGTTCGTAACATACAAAATTGTTTTCGTATTTACGCAAACTCGAATTATCCGCAACTTGAACGGCATGTACAATACATTCATCAGGAGTACCTAAATCAATACCCGTTGCCATCACTGAGGTGCTAGATGCGCAAAATATTACATCAGGTTTAAATTCACTATATATTTTATTAACAGATTTAGCAAAGCCGGCTACTATTACTGGATATTTTACTCCTGAAGGAATGTATAATCCGTTTCCTAGTAGTTGGTCATTTAAAAAAGCTCTACATCTTTTTCTTACTGGAGACATAGCTCCTGATGTGTAGTACAGCATAATTGCTCCGTGCTCCATCGCTTCAATGTGCGCTGTAGTAGGTTGTTTTCGGTTAATGCCTATTAATATAACGACTTTATTGTATTTTTTAGCAACACTAGCCAATACTTTAGCCGCTTGCCCGCTAGCTGTCATAGCATACAACAAATATTTTTGAGGTACTGATTGCACTAAAGCTTCAGCATATCTAACTTTCGACCCGAGATTTCCGGGTATTAAATCATCCCGTACTACTAAAACTCCGTCGTGGTCGACTACATTGTTCGGATACGGATCTTCAAAATTAGGTATTAGCTTCATATAGTCATCGAATGACATACTAAAGTCTCTAGGCGGTTTGCTATCAAGATTCACCCATCCTTTTGGATTTTGAAAGTCAGACTTACCTATTTGTGGGCAAGGATTAGTATCATATTTCTGCGCAATTTTTAAGTTCTTAAACAGATTTACAAAATACCAGTTACGATCCAACCAATCCATTTCATACAAACGCTTAATAAAATCGTCTTCAAAAATGTTTACTGGTCTATGCAGTACGTCTTTAAAGTCAGAGCCTAGTTTCATTGTTTAATATCTCCTCACATTATTATCTAGATCCCATCTATAAAACATAGGACTTAGGTGAACTGATTGAGGACGTTCCATACAATCAAAGCTGAGCTCACCTTGTTCGTTTTTTAATTCGTCCCAATGGCCGTAAGTCCGCTTACCACTGCTATCTAGCACTTCGTTGAATATCTCAACCGCGGCTGATCTTTCCTTCCATGATCCTGTAAAAGGCTCTCCTTTATAGTAACCAGTTTTAGGGAGCTTTCTACTTTCGTTTTCAATAGGAAGTAGTTTGGTAAACGTGACACGAGTGGGCATTAGAGCTAGTCTACTCGCTAAATCTTGAACGTATTTCCAAGGAGTTTCACTTCTAAATACATGATGTCTGACGTCGATATTTCCTGCATAAATTTGGATTTCGTCAAATAAAACACCTATTTCTTTACTCACTTTTATAATAGTATTATTACGTACCATTCCCAACAAAGTTCTTCCATCTCGGCGGTCAATCATATACTCAGGAGTCCACACACTTGGAGTGTGGCTATCGCCTATTAGTAATTTGCGTTTCTTCGCCACATGATCGAAAGTCATACATTCATCTTGAAGTCGGTGGTGAACTCGGGCTGCGAAGTCTTCATGGAGATTTTTAAAAGCTTCGCATGTTGACTTGTTGTCGCGCCTGCTAACTAAGCCACTAAGATCTGGAAGGTCATGTTGCCAAGAAAACATTTGGCCAGAAAAGTCATATAGTTTTAAAAGCCTATTAGTGACTTTATCATCCAATCCGCCGAATAAGTTGAGGCTTCCTGAGAACTCAGCCCCAAGATCAAATATACAAACAGAGAAGTCCAAAAGATCATCTTCACGTCCGAGTATCGTAACATCGTTATATCCTTCGTTAATTAGTTGGCATCTGAGCAACTTTGCCCACCCACCTTTGTGGCTGTGGGGTTTAGTCGTAATATTGCCTAACAGATTAGTAATGCAAATCTTAGCATTTTTATCAATGTTGAAATCAGTGAAAAACTTCATGCCATTAACCTTTGATATTGCTCTTCTAATTCTTCGTGAGTTTCTTTGGTGTACACAGCATCGTATTCATTGGCGTGGCCTAACTCATTGTAAGAATCATCCAATACTGTTTTTTCTGTTAAAACCAATATTACACCAGTTTTAACTATATGTACACCTTTAATTTTGTCCACTGGGACGCTGTATCGGCGTCCAGATTTGTGCCCTGTTACTTCTAGATTAGCCACTATGACTCCTCAGTTTCAAAACCCTTCATTTCTTGAATCATCAACCCAATAAGCCTCATTTTAGTATCAGCCGCTCTTTTTTGCTCGTTGTACGGAGCATTTAAACCAGATACTACCTTCTTAGCTTTTTTCAGATCTTCATCTGATTTTTGCTGACTAATGACAGATTGCTTATGCTCAGCTATTCTTTGCGCCCTGAATTCTAGAGCCGATAAGTCTTTCTCTTCAAACTCTTTCATTACTTCTTCAAGAAATTCTTTACTTCCAAAGCTTCTAGATAATTTCTTTTCTAGCTTTAGCCTCTCTTCTCTTAGTAATTCTGGATCTAAACTCATAATGCCTCCTAATCAGTATAGTCTAAATTGACTGTTTTACTTAATGACTGTTTGTAAAGTGTGCAATACGGCTGATGGATATTTGGAAAACTTGTATGAGCCGCGCCACAATCGCACTGCCTGTTACTTTGGTCTTTCTTAAAGAAGAACTCTTTTAGTTTTTTGTGCTCAAGTTCTTGCTTTTGTTCATGCGTCAAATTTATATCTGTCTCAGGAACAGGAGGCGGCACTTCAAGTTTTTGAGAAGTATAAAGATCTCTCGCTTCTATGAAGATACGCCTCCAAAAATCATTAGGCTGAGTAGTAATATCAAGCACATCTCTATAGTCATCATAAGATAGAGGTCCTAGAATTTTAGAAGCGTGTTCTACCATTCTAGGCTTGACGTAGTCCGCCTCCATGCCTAAATATTTGTCAGATTCTTTAGTTATCTGGATGAAGACATCCATCGCCGCGTCTCTGTTCACTTTTCTTCCTTCTTAGGTCCGCATATAGCATGGTAATTTAATTTGCCTTTCTTAATAAATCTCGCTAAACAAGGCGTATCTTTATAGAGAGGATCTGTCGCGCACCTTTCTTTGACTCGCTCTTTGGTCTTAATGTCATGAGCGTTCCAAGGAAACGTAGTCAGATTAATCATCATCGTAAAAATACACATTTTCATCTATTGGCCTTTTCTACGACCCATTTACAGCTATTCCAAACTAGTGCGTGGTATCTTTTACCTTGGTGCTCTAGTTCAATCCAACAGTGTACCGCATAAGATTTTCCACCTCTCACTTCAGCAGACGTATGAGTAACATACACTAAATTGTGAATTTTCTTGATACCGTTTGACTTTACGTAAATCTTTTTGTTCGCATCATTATACTGTTTTTCTGTTCCGATGTGATGGTTTCCACCACTAAAATCATAGTTTCCAGAATACATTATAGCTGTTAAAATTAACCATTTCACAGCATACCTCCTACAGCTCGACCCCAGTCATCAAATCTTAGATCCATCGCCTTGGTCTCTGAATCTGACGAATGTTGGAAATCGCATGACTCCGTCGTCTGTAAGTTCTTGATAGCGAACTTCAATAATCCTGCCTCTAACTGATTCAAAATTCGAGTATATGCGTTGTCGTTCTTCGTCTGTAAAACCACTTCCAACTCCGCAGATAGTTTGGCCGTCTTCTTGTCTAACTCGGACACCTCCAAGCGAACCACTGTACTTTCCAGTACCTTCATAATAATCCTCCACTGTGCAGTCTTGCGTATGAAACGTTTTAAATTTCATAAGCATATTAGTTTTTCTGCCTTTATAATAAGGTGCATCTGCCGGCAATGCCATAGCACCTTCTAAACCGTCTCTTAGATACTGAGCTTCCAGTTCTAGAATTTCATCCCAAGACTCGGTATATTTTTGAGGTACCAGCTTTAACTGACCTCTGGTATTCTTTTCTAATTGCATTTTTTCAAACATTCCGCTTAAGTGTTCGTACCTTTCTGCAGTAGTTTTCTCAAAATTGTCATCCATCCACTCATCATAACAAACCCATCCGAACACGTGATAAACCATATCGCCTACAGTGGTTCCTCGCACGCTAGCAAATGCTGATTTTTGCATAGACTGAAAATCGTCGCTCATGATTTCGCCGTCTAAAACCATAGGAGAGAATCCAGTTTTAAATACGTTAGTAAGCGTTTCTTGAAGAGCTGCGAAGTTCTCATACAACTTTCCATTTCGGCTATAAAGAGACACCGTCTCACCGTCCCAGATCATAAGGCATCTATATCCGTCAAGCTTAGGAGATACGTATACTCCTTTTTCTACAACTTGTCTGGCCTTCTTCATTTTCTTAGCATCTTTGGCCAGCATGACATCGAATTTGGGAATATTGAAGCCACACTTATTTGCCGTTGAGATTGATACTCCGATTTTGAGATCTTTTTGAATCACTCTGGTGTACCACTTTTGTTGTTGCGCATTACACTGAGCTAGGAAATTTTCGACCAGCATTTTAGCTTTGTTTCCTGTAACTTGTCGAAATTCAAGAGCATGTAGTATTTTCATAAAATCGTTATGCATATCACTAATTTGGTGAGGATTGAATTGACTAACCTCGATCTTTTTGATGTGGTATTTTTTAAAGAAATTAAACGCTGAGTTAAATAGCTCAAAAATTCTACGGTTGTCTTTGTTAGCCTCAAGTATTTCTTGCTTAGCCTTACTACCGCTGGTTTGTTCAATTTGATCTAAGATCTGAAGTTCATTCATTAATTAGTCTCCTCATTAACTATTCTCATAATTGGTTCGTTGTGTCCACATTCGTACACTGCCAATTCAACGTCTAAATGTCCAAAATGTTTATTTAAAACTTTTCCGAAATGGCCTTCTAACATTTCAAGGTGGCTTCTATATTTCATAGACTCATCCATCGATAGATTTAGATCACCTACTATATCCCAAGTCAGTCTATGTGTCTCTTTCATACACTTTTTAGTGAACAATGCGCCTCTAGTTGTGTATGGAAGCTCTTCAATAGGAAACAGATCTTTTGCTAATTCAGGTGTATTTTTAAACAAAAAATCAGGATCCACCCCTAGATTATCTTTATAGTAGAAAGTGATCAACACTTGAACCACTGTGGTATATTTGCATAGTCCCATGATTACTCCTTAGTTTCTCTAACAGTAAACTTATCTTTTGACTCTTTTCTAGTGTAATGGGCATACATTTCTGGCTCTTCTTTTTTAAAGTTAGCCATATCAAACTTAGTCTCTAAATGACTAGTTT